GGATCGTGTGACTGGAGAAGCCGTGTCGTAACTTGAAACCCGTCAGATTACTGCCGACCTTGAGGTTCGGGAGACCGGCGAGGGAATGTTCCTGGAGGGTTATGCGGCCCGGTTTAACGAGTTTTCTGAGCCGTTGCCGTTCCGGGAGAAGATTGCACCTGGGGCGTTTAAGCGTTCATTGCAATCCCGCAATGATGTGAAACTATTGTTTAATCACGATTCCAGCATGGTGTTGGGTTCAACCCGTTCGGGCACTTTGCGTTTGTATGAGGACAGTCAGGGCTTACGGGTGGAGGCACAACTGCCGGATACGCAGGCTGGCCGTGATGCTCGCACTCTGATTCAACGGGGCGATGTGACTGGGTTCTCGTTTGGGTTTACTGTCCCGCAGGGTGGGGATTCGTGGAATGAGGACGGATCGGAACGCACTCTGAATAGTGTTCGCTTGTTTGAGGTTTCTGCGGGTGTGGCGTTCCCTGCCTATCCGACAACGAATGGGACGGCGACTGTGCGTGGTTTGGCTGCTGTGGCGGTGCGGGCTGAGATTGACCCGGATGCGCTCGCCGATGCTGTGTTGAAGATTGAGAACGGTGAGGAGATTTCCTCGGGTGACCGTGACATGATTGAAACCGTGTTGAATGAACTCGTGCAGTCTGATGAGGAACCGGCTGGTTCTGAGGATGATGAGAAGGCACGCCAACTCCTGCAACTGAAGAAGAAGAAGTTGCAACTATTGATGGGAATCTGATGGCTACTGTTAAAGATATTGAGAAGGTTATTTTGAAGGTGGCGGGTAATCCGTCGTCTGGTGCGATTAAGGACTTGGCTCCGGTGTGGGCTGAGGAGATTGCAAAACTGGATGCGCCGAAAATCAAGAGGGCTACGGTTGAGCCTGAGGAGATTCGTTGAGTCCGTGGGAGTTTCTCGCTTGGGCTGTTGCGCTGGGTGCCAGTCTGATTGTTGTGGCACTTGCGATTGTGGTGGTCACTGTGGCTGTCCGCAATCTTAAACACGGCCCTCGTCGCAGTATTAAATAACTAGATGACACGCCGTTTCGTAGAATAGAAATAACGGTTGAGTGTTAGCACCGCCGTGAGGTTTTGCGTTAGCGCAGCCGTGACCGATTACATTTAATTATGAGAGGACATTTCATGTCTGAGTTTGTTAAGACTCAGCAGGAACTCCGCGGAAACCTGGTTCACCAGATCCAGGAGACCATTGACTTGGCTGAGGCTGATGGTCGCGGGCTTGCTGCTGAAGAGATTGAAAAGATTGACCGGATTGAGGCTGACATCCGTAAAGCGGACGAGGCTATCCAGGTTGCTCAGCGTAACGAGGAGCGGAAGGCTGAGGCTTCACTCGCTGCCCGTGGTTTCGTCATCGCTGAGGAAGAAGAGCGTGGCGAGGCTGACATCCTTCGGGGTATGGCTGAGGCCCGTGGAAAGCACACGTTTGAGCGTCGGGACATTGTTTCCAGCACCAACACTGTGCCCAAGTCCTTCTTCGACCAGGTGTTCGACATTGCTCGCGGCGTTGGCCCCATGCTTGTCGAGTCGGAAATCATCAACACCACTACTGGTGAGGACCTGACGATTCCGACCCTGCAAAACTACGGAACGGCCACGATTGCCGCTGAGGGTTCCGCTGTGAACGAGTCCGACGTGACTTACTCCAGCATCACCCTGGGTGCGTTCAAGTATGGTCAGTTGATTCAGGTTTCGCGTGAACTTGTCACCGATGCAGGATTCGACATCGAGGCCCACCTTGCGACTGCGTTTGGTAACAGCCTTGGTTTCGCTGCGAACAACGACCTCACGGTTGGTGACGGTTCGAGCAAGCCGCTGGGTATTATCAACGCCGCTTCGACTGGTGTGACTGGTACTGCCACTGACGGTGTGTTCACCGCTGACGAGGCTATCCAATTGCAATACACTCTGGACCCGATGGCCAGAATGTTGCCTGGGGTGAAATACCTGGCTAACGGTTCGACGATTGGGAAACTGCGTACTCTGAAGGATGACGCTGGCAACTACCTGTACCAGGTGAACGTTGGCCAGGCTGACTCGTTCGCTGGATACGAGGTTGTGGAGAACCCGCACATGGCATCCACCGGTACTGCTGGTGAACTTGCCCTGGCGTTCGGACACATTCCGTCGTACAAGGTGCGCATGGCTGGCGGACTTGACGTGGCCTCTTCGGAGGACTACGCGTTCAACGCTAACTTGGTGACCTACCGTGCGCTGATGCGTCTCGATGGTGACCTGACCCACGCGTCCCACATCAAACTGTTTGCGTCGGTTACGTCCTAACAGTTCCAAAACAGAAACCGGTCTCCATCCTTCGGGGTGGGGGCCGGTTTTGTTTGTTAGGGTTACGGTGTGAAACCGGAACAGATAAACGCCGTCGTCAGTCTCGCTTCAAACTCTCCCGGTGCTCCTACCGGTTATGGGCAACAGGCCCAATATCTTGTGGAACGTTTTGTCCGGCACGGTATCCACACGGCAGCGTTGTCGAACTTTGGCCTGGAGGCTCGCATTGACGACTTAAAGGTGAAGGGTGGAAAAGTCACCCATTATCCGCGTGGGTTGGCACCGTATTCGGATGATGTGATGCCCGCCTATCACGCTCGGCATCGTGCAGGCCGTGAGGATTTGCCACACGCGCTGATGACCTTGTATGACGTGTGGGTGTATAAGAATCCGAAACTGGATGATGTGCCGATTGTTTCGTGGGTGCCGTTAGATCACGTGTCGATGCCTCCCCTCGTGTTGGCGTGGTTGCAGAAGGAGAATGTGACTCCGGTGGCGATGAGTCCGCACGGACAACGGCAGATGGAGCAGTTGGATATTCCGTCTGTATATGTGCCTCACATGATTGATATACACGTATATCAACCGACGACGCATTTTGACGATACGCCGACGCGGGAGTTTATGGGCGTGCCGGACGATGCGTTTGTGATTGGCATGGTGGCCGCGAACAAGGCGAACAAGGTTGTGCATCGGAAGGCGTATGCGGAGAATCTGTTGGCTGCGGGAATGTTTATGGCGCAGAATCCTGATGCGTATTTGTATTTGCATTCGGAGCCGACTCCGGCCTATGGCGGGTTTAATCTGCCGAATCTGTTGCAGGCGTGCAAGATTGATCCGGAGCGGGTGATTTTCCCGGACCCGATGGAACTCCGTTATGGCTACACGACGAAACAGATGGCGGCACTGTATAGCAGTTTTGATGTGTTGCTGGCCCCGTCGTATGGTGAGGGGTTTGGTGTGCCGACGATTGAGGCGCAGGCGTGTGGCACTCGGGTGATTGGGTCGTCGTGGGCGGCTACTGAGGATTTGGTGGCGGATGATGGTTGGCTCGTGGAGGGGCATCCGTTTTGGGATGAGGGGCAACAGGCCTGGTACAAGATTCCCGATGTGTCGTCTATTTTGGGCGCGTTGAAGCGGGCGTATGAGGCGAATCGTGGACCGTCGCAGGTGTCGATTGATTTTGCTTCTCAGTTCGCGGTGGAGACTGTGTGGGATGACCACTGGTTGCCGTTTTGGAAAACCTATTTCGGACTATGAGGACTGCCCTTGTCACGGCGATTCTCGGTGACTATGACACGTTGGAACCGTTACCTGAGGGGCATGGTTTCGACGAGGCTATTTGCATAACTGATTCACAGTCGATGTTTGCGGATGGTTGGGATATTCGTAGGCAGTCTCGTGTGGGTGAACCGCGTTGGTTGGCTAAGCGCCCGAAAATGCGTCCGTGGGAAGTGGTTGATGCGGATGTGTGGGTGTGGGTTGATGGGCAGATTCAGGTGAAGGATGGTTTGCGGGATTTCGCTGTGGATTCGTTGCAGGATAATCCGTTGGCGGCGTTTCAACATCCTGAACGGGATTGCCTGTTTGATGAGGCTGAAGTGTGTGAGCAACGTGGTTTGGCACCGCGGGACATGTTGAGAAGGCAAACTAATCATTACCGGCGGGAGGGTATGCCGACCCGTTGGGGGTTGTGGGAATGTGCCGTGTTGGTGTGGTCTCGTGCGGGTGAGGAGTTTGGACGATTATGGTGGTCGGAGGTTAGTTCCTATTCCCTTCGGGACCAAATAGCGTTACCGTTTCTTTTGTGGCAAATGAATATGAAAATGGGGACTTTGCCGGGTCGGTCACGGCGGAATCCCTACACGGCGTGGAAATCACATAGGAGGTTTCATGGTTGAGTTGGCTGAACAGTTAAGACGGTTGGAGCGGAAGTTTTCACCGAACATGGTGTCGTTGCCTCGGGTGCAGTCCCCGTTGGATAAGACCCAACAGCCCCCGAATAATCGTGGTGCAGACAAAATGCATTCACGGGGCATGAACTATGCGAATGCCTATGGGGAACTATTGCGGGACCGGGACCCGAAACGGTTTGTCGAATTGGGCGTGTTTACGGGTGTGTCTTTGGCGATGTGGTGTGAGTTGTATCCGAACGCTGAGGTGATTGGTTTGGATGTGGATTTGGATCGTATTTCCAGAACGGATTTGGTGAACCGTGGCGCGTTCGAGGTGAATGAACCGCAGGTGTTTGAGTGGGATGCGTTTGACCCGCAGCCATTATCCGTGTTGGAGGATGTGGATGTGTTTATTGATGATGGACCGCATGTGACTGAGGCTGTCGTGATGGTGGCAGAGTTTATGCGGGACCGGATGGCTCCGGGCGGTTTGTTTATTGTGGAGGATATGCGGAATGGTGCCGATATTCTCCGGCAGGTTTTCCCGGACGGGAAACTGTTTAAACATGGCATGTTGAATGCGGTGACTTTGTGATTCACAATTTAATTGTGCCGGTGTTGAACCGGTATGACCTTCTTGCTCGGATGATTAAATCGATTGATTATCCGGTCCGGGATTTAATGATTATTGACAACGGCAGTCAGTATGAACCGGACGATTATCCGGGGAATGAGTTTGTGCAGAATTGGTGGCTCCTGACGATGCCGTCCAATCTGGGTGTGGCGGGTTCGTGGAACCTGGGCATTAAGTCGTTCCCGCATGACCACGTGTGGACGTTTGCGTCTAATGACATGTGGTTTCGACCTGGCGACCTGGAACGGCTCTCAACGGCCCCCAGAGGCTCTCTGACGCTCTCTGAATATCAGCCACACTTTCACACGTTCGCAGTGGGTGAGGACGTTGTGGACCGGATAGGGCTGTTTGATGAGAGATTCGCGCCTGCCTATTGTGAGGACAACGATTTTATGCGCCGTGTCCAATTCGGCGGTTTCCCGATTGCGAAACTCGATGTGGCACCGGGACACGACAACAGTTCCACCCTCGCGGCAGACCCGCGTTTGCAGGAACGCAATCAGGACACGTTCCGGAGGAATGTCGAGTTCTATCGGAAGAAGGCTGCGATTAATGACATGTCGTTTTCGTGGACGTTGAAGTCTCGCAGGCTAGGGGAATGGCTCCGGTAAACTAGCGGTGGAGGCTTATTGTGGCAGTGACTGATGGTTACGTTTCGCTCGCGCTGGTTAAGAAGGCGTTGAGGATTACTGACGACATCGATGACGAAATTTTGGAACTGTCGATTGAGGCAGCGTCTCGTGAAATCGATGGCTATTGTGAACGGGTTTTCTACGCTACGACAGAAACCCGTGTGTTTATTCCTCGGGATTCGTTCACGTGTGAAATCGATGACCTGACTTCTCTGACGACTTTGAAAACGTCGTCCACGGGTGAATCGTTTGACGTGACTTGGACTTCGACTGATTACCAGTTGGAGCCGTTGAATGGTCAGGCGGGTGGACTTGTTACACCGTCCACGAGGATTCGCGCTGTTGGTGATTATGTGTTCCCGACTTTTGAGCCGCGGAATGTGAATCATTATGAGGCGACAGTTCAGGTGACGGGCACGTTCGGGTTTACTCCGATTCCGACTGCTATCGAGCAGGCCGCGCTTCTGCTCACGCTCCGGCAGTACCGTCGTTACGATTCCCCGCTCGGTGTGGCCGGGTTTGATGAAATGGGTGTTGTCCGTGTGGGTCGGATAGATCCGGACGTGTCGAAATTGATTAGTCCGTTCAGACGGGTGAAAATGGCGTGAGCCTCGCAGACATCCGTGACGGGTTGGCCACGAATCTGGGCACGATTGCTGGGATTCGGGTTTATGAAGAAGTGCCGGATAACCCGGCTCTACCGTGTGCAGTCATTGACTTGGATACGGTTACTTATGATGTGGCGTTCCAACGGGGTGCCACGGAATACACGTTCATTGTGAATTGTGTCGTCACTCGAACAACTGTTCGACGGGCACAACGAAAATTGGACGAGTTTATTGATGATGGGGCAAAGTCGGTGAAGACGGCGATTGAGTCGGATTCGACTTTGGGTGGCGCGGCGTTTGATGTTCGCGTGACCGCAGTGCGGGACATTGCGCCTATTACAATAGGAGATATCAACTATATGGCCGTGGATTTCTCGGTCACCGTATTTGCACTTTAAGGAGTTATTGTGGCCAAGTTTGTGGCTAAGGACTACGACATCACCATTAACGGCACAGACTTCAGTTCCAGCCTGGCCGCCGTTACTCTGTCTCTCACTTCGGAGGAGCAGGAGACCACTGCTTTCGGTAACGACTACCGGCAGCGCATTGGCGGTCTGAAGGATGCCAGCATTTCGCTTGACTTCCACCAGGACTTTGGAGCCGCGTCTGTCGATGCGACCCTGTATCCGCTGCTCGGATCGAATGCCACTGTTGTGGTGAAGCCGACTTCGGATGCTATTGGGAGTACGAATCCTGGGTTCTCTGCCGTATATTTGGCCGTTGAGTATTCTCCAATGGATAGTTCAGTGGGCGATTTGGCCACACTGTCGGTTGAATGGCCGATTGCGTCGGGTACTGTAACTCGCCTCGTAGCGTAGTAGGCTGTCGGGTATGAACCCGATTAACCTACAAGTGTCTTTCCTCGACGGTACTGAGGAAACTGTTTCGTGTCTCGCCGCTGACTTGATTGCGTTCGAGCAGCATTTTGACTTGTCGATTGCACGCCTGGAAAAGGAAGTGCGGATCACTCACCTGTTTTTCCTCGCCTACACGTCTTTGCGGAGGCAGGGTAAGACGGGTGACAAGTCGTTTGAGCAGTGGACTGAAACGGTGAATTCGGTGCAGGAGTCCGGCTCAAAAAAATAGTGGGGCTGGGGGAGTCCTCAGCGCATTGGCTGATTGCCACGATTGCCGTGGAGACTGCTATTCCTCCGTCTGAGTTGTTGAGTTTGGAACCGCGTATGTTGTGGACGATTCAGCGGTATTTGGTGTCTCGTTCGCAGAAAATGTCAAAGAAGGGCAAAAGGTAGAATGGTAGGCGGAGGTTTCCCGCCATATGCCTGTTCGTGTCTCTGTCAATACTGACAGTCTGCGCCGTCTGAATCGCGCCCTGGCTGACATTGACCCGAACCTACGCAAAGAAGTAGGACGGGATATTAAGGACGCTATTCGTCCGACTGCGGCCCGAATCAAGTCTCGTATCCCCGCACAGCCTCCAGTGTCTGGTATGCGCCACAGTGGGCGTACAGCGTGGCGTGGAGTGAATGTGGGGGCGTATGCGACTCCGGGCGGTGGCCGTGGGTCTATTGCCCGTTTTGAGGTGTATGGGCGCTGTCTCTTATACACATCTGACGCTGCCGACGACTCCTTACGTGT